TGCCAATTGCGAGGTCTTCAGGACGACTTTCTTAGAAGACGTACTGCGTCTGACGGGAGCGACGACATCCGGTTTTGGTGTGCCTTCGCCACTAGACCCACGGTCATCCCCTTCGGGCTCTTTCCACCCCTCCGGGAAGCGCTGTTTGACTTCTTTGGTGATTTCGTCAAAATAGGCTTTCGAGCCGACAAAGTTCTGGCCGCGCGTCTCTGCCAAGTCTTCATGAACGGCGAGCGCGTACTTGGCCATTTTCTTTTTGGAAGGGTCCACGTACCACGGGTTCTCTTTGACCCATTGGGCAACTTGTGGGTCGACGGCAGGGGCGGGCTTGGGCAGGCTATACTCAGATTCGGTATCCTGCATAGTAGGCCTAAAATCCGATGCTTTGTCAAGCTTAGCAGTGGCTTTTATCAGTTCTTGCTGCGCATCGACAATCTCATCGGTGGTGCCGGCATCATAGGCTTCTTTATAACGGCGCTTGGCCTTGTCAACTTCAAGCTCCGCCGCCGACTTATAGGTGATCAGGAGTTCTTCTTCACCGGTCTTGAGCAAGGCTTTCAGGCGCTTGTTCTCGTCGAGAATTTTCTGGGCGAGGGTCAGGGCTTCGTTCTGCTCACGCTGCGCCTGCTCTTTTAGCCGACGTTCATCGTGGTAAACCTTTTTGTACTGCAGGAACTTATTTTTGACCGTTTTACTATACTCTTCCGAATCCGGCAGCGTCTCAAGCTCATCGGCGAGGTCTTTCGGTAACGGTTCAATATTGCGGTCGGCGGCGGGGACGTCGGACTCTTCTTCAATCTCAATACCGGCGTCATCTACGCCAAGTTCACTATTTAAATCATCATCGTCATCATTCGGGAATCTATAGGCCATTGTCTGCTCCTTGTTGGGCGGCGAATAGCCTGGAGATGTAGTCTTCCTGCTCCGCATAAGGAATCAAGCACGTCATTAGTTTAATAATATAGTCTTCGCTTCCGGTTACGTAAATTCCACTATTAACCAATATATCTTTGGCCGTATCCAACAGGAGCTCTTTTTGCTTCTCAGTTACCATTTTTTGTACCTTTTGGGTATGAACGGAGTGAATACCCCGGGGTTAGTCATCAATTTGTAAGTCACGCGCCGGGCCGTGTTGCTCACGACGCAACTGCTGGTCGTGCGCTATGCGCTCGTTGAGTAGCTTAGTCCGCTGCGTTTGCGTCGCTGCGGCTTGGTAGTCTTTCAGTAATTTGCGGGACTTGTCGTCGCGCTCCAGTATCGGTGTCACCCTAATTTAATCCTCGAAATCGCCAATTAGTAATTTGAATTTAAACCTTTCCAGCATATACAATAGCTCTTGTTTGCTCGCAGTAGATGCTGCAAAATAATCCTCATCGTCGTGGCATCGTCCTATAACCAGAACTTTGTGCAGCTTATTTTTTGCCCCCTCCAAAACATTATCGGGGCTAATATCCAGTCTTGTATAGCCCCCTATAGGCGTTACCTTGCTCATGAAATCTTTTTGGCTTTGATCGCATCGGCCAAGTCGGCTTGCTTTTGCAACTCGACAAGATGCTCTTGCTCGGCGACCGAGTCTAGTGAGAATTGATACAGCGCGTTTACTAAGTATTTTGGAATCTCCATTACTTTCTCCTAATGCCCATTGGGTTTTCGACGACGCCTTCGACGGTATCATCATTTATCAAGCGATAGTCGTGGCCATGTATCACCAGTCTACTGCCTGCGTATGGGCGGGTGATAATGAAATCACCTTTTGAGCACCACGGTCCTGATGGGAACTTGGTTTTATCCAGGTAACAGTCGGGGCCCATATCAACGACAAAGAGGACAGTGGTCAGGGTCTCTTCATTGGCGCGGGTGATATCGGCTTTAATAATAGCACTATCGTCAAATTTTTGCTCTATCTCCGGCACAGCACACAGGATGTGATAGCCGGTGGGTTTGGGCAGTTGTGATGCCATTTTGCCAGTATATGTGGTGGTCTCGGTATCGTCGGTTGTGCCTATTTTTGGGCGATGGTCGTACAATGCTTCAGTTCTATCGGTCACTCGTCATCATCCTCCCCTCGTGCGAGGGTCTGCAGTAAGTGTAACAATTGTCGAAAGGCGTCGATTTTACCGACAATATGCCGGTACTCCGCCCAGTCTTTGATAGCGCCTCTACTCAAGGTGTCGGCGTAGACACTCATGCGCTCTTTGATGTGCTGTTCTAATTGGGTTAAATAGCGCAGGGTCTCGTGGTCCATTGCTTACGTCTCCGTATTTGAACTATTCGCTTCGCTCATAGTCACTTAGTTCTTTCCCTTGGCGCCCCACGCGCTTGAGCGGCTCTTGGCGGCCAGTTTGGCTTGTTCTAACTGCTGCTCCAGAGTCATCTCGTGCAGCCTGACCTCATGGGTCTGGCCGGAGTGATGCTTATGCAGGTCGGTAGCGCGCTTGTTATGGGACTCCTGCGCCTTGGCGTCGAGCTCGAGCTTCTTGGTATGAATATTAGCGGCCAGCGTAGCGCCGGCGGCCTCGCCTTGTTCTTGAAGCTTGGCGCCTTGCAGTTGCAGGCCGGCTTGCTTAAGGGCAATGTCGGCGTCGTCTTTCTTGGCCTTGCGTTGCAGGTCTTGGGCTTTGAGCTGCAGCTCTTGTTGCTGGAGCTGAATCACCGGGTCTTGTTGCTTGGCTTGATTCTCTTGAGCGGTCTGCTCTTGACTATGTTGTTGGAGTAATTGCGTGCTGGCCTGTGCGGCGAGTTTGGACACTTGCAGCTCCATCTCCATGGGGATGCCGGTCTGCTCATCTTCATCCTCGGCATCGGTGCCATAAGTGGGCAGTTGTTGTCCCATAGTCTGCTCGATCTGCTTGCGGTACTCATAGCCCAAGTGCTCGGCGATATGCGCGCTGAGGGTCGCCTCGAGCGCTTGCAGCGCTTGCGGGTTGTTGCCATAGGCGCCTTGCAGGACCTGCATGACCTTGGGGTCGTGCATGGCGGCCATGTGGACTATGATGTGACTCTCGTGATCCTGATAGAGGAACGCCTTGACCGGCTTGCCTTTAAGAATGTCCTGGTTCTCGGTGACCGGATCCCTTGGTTTGGAATCGCCGGGCATGGGTATTAACTTTTGGTAGTCCTTGATGCCGAGGACTTCTAACATCTGCCGGTGTAGTAAAGGCAGGTCATACAACTGCGGGGCGCCTTGCGCCAATTGTAGCACCGCTTGATACTGGACGACCCGTTGGGCGAGCGTGGCGGCGTTGGGGTCGCTGACCGGGATGACGGCAATTTGCTTATAATCGGAACGTTTGGCACTGCGCCCGCCTTCCTCAGGCTCGTAGCTGTAGGATTGGGGCGTGTAGTCTCTAATAATGTCTCTTAAGAGCTGCAGCTCGCGCTTCATCGAATAGTGGATGCGGGCTTGGATCGCCGACATCATTTTTAAGGTCCGTTCCAAGACAGCTAATGTCGTACCGACCGGGCTGTTGGAGCTCATGTCGGACACGGCTAAATCTGCAGAACCTGCAAACTTGCGGCCCTCTTCGACGATGGCTTGTAAGAGCTGGAATAAGGTCTGGCTGGGCTCTTTATAGGGCAGCGGCATGAAATTGTCACGCAGCGTGCCGGACGGGACGTCGACGTCGCGCCACTCGCCGGGGCCTATCGGGGTATCGTCGCCTTTGACCCGCAGGCCGTTGGCTTTGAAGCCGCCGGGTAAATTAGATAGCGTACCGGCGTCGACTAATTGTCTAATTAAGCTGGTACCGGACTTGGCGAAGGAGCCTATTAAGTTGACCAGACCTAAGTTATAAAAGCCAAAGGCCGGGATATAGCCGTAGTGGACAAAGTGGTTGCGGCGGATTTGTTTGGCATCGTCCGGGTCCCAGTTACGGCGGATGGCCAGGATATTGGTAGTGCCTTTTTCTATCGTCACGATATACGGCAGTTCGATGCCCGTCGCGTGGCCTTTGTCGTCTTTATGGGGGAAATCATCCAAGTCCAGATTAACTTGCATCTCCAGGAGCTTAAAGCGGTCATCTTGCGTGGCTCTAAAGCCTAAGCGCTCGGCGATTTGCTTCTCGATATCGTCTAAGGTATTGGACGGCTCGCCTAATTCTATATCACGGTAAAAACCGGCGTAAATCAACTTATTGACATCATTTTTGGTCTTACGCATGACGTGGGTGATGCGCTCGGAGGACTCCAGGGACGCTGCGCCGTACGGTACAACGACATCATCAGCCGACACGAACATGGAGACTTGTCTACCGAGATTTACATCATACATTACCTTCTTGAATGCGTTGCCTGACAGACCTAGCGAGAAGAGCATTTTTTCATGTTCAACCCGATACTCAACCATAACGTCTACTATCTGCGTATTAATGTCGTTTTGGACACGCTGCGCCGCTTCCTTAAGTTCCTGTGTTTCTTTACCGATAATCTGCGTTTTACACGGGCCCATCGCCGGAAAACAGCTTTGCATAATTTCCGCTTGAAATTTAATTATGCTTTCTAGTAGCAGGGGTGAGGTGACACTACATGCGCCTTGCCAGGGTTCAGTCCTCTCATCGGTCGACTTAATTCCAAGCAACTCAATGCCGTCTACATAAGTTTGTAACCAGTCCCGACGCGCCATTTCGTCTTCTTCATAATCTGCCAGCAGCTCACTCGCTATCTTGGTAAGCTCTGCTTCGGAAACGTCTTCGGCCAAATTAGCCCCAAAGTCGTCCTCTTTGTCAGGCGTAATAGCGATGCCGTTAATCTTTACTTCGTCGGGATTATCAATTTCGATTTCGAGCTCCGCAGGGTCGAAATCGGATGGAGGCTGGAGAGCCCCTAAACCTGTCGGGGGTTGTGCTAATGCGGGACTAATGGGCATAGCTATTACTCTTAGCTTGGTTCAAAGCTGCCGGTATGACTTGTAGATTGCTTGGAACATGAAGTCCTGACACCGTTCTGCCTTGTAGTGGGATGATATGGTCAACATGCCATTGTACGCCAGTTAGGCGCGTGCGCAACTCTGAGAGCATATAAACCTCTTCCATAAGCCAGATATCTAGTGGAGTAAGCCAAGTTGGTGTGCGCCTTATTCTGGCTGCACTGCTCCTTCGTCTTGCTTCGGTCACTTTTCCTCGATTCGCCTTACAGTATGCTTTTCTGTAGTTTCGCCGTTCTTCAGCCGAGTTCTTATAATACCATCGTACTTTAGCACAAAGTTCATCCCGATTTTGGTCGTACCGAACTTTTCGCTTTTGCGCGAGTATCTCTCTGTTCTCGTCCTTATATCTCATCATTCGCGCAAGTATAGTGTCCCTATTCTCTTTATGGTACGTTTTTCGAGCCTCCAGTATCCGTTCCTTATCGGCTTCGTACTGCGCAAGACTTACTGCTATGGCCTTTTCTCTGTTGGCCTTATAATATTCTTTCAGGTAGGCTTTCTTTGCTTCGGCCTCTTCTGGCGTGCGCGCGGCCATTTTTCGCACCCTGTATTTTTTGGCATAGGCTTTTCTACTTTCTAATATTCGCTCTTTATCTGCGTCATACCACGCTTTTTTACGAGCTGCGACTCTAGCTTTTTGCGCTTCTGTCAATATTCGTGCCATTTTGGGGCCCCTAATTTTGGTAGGAAAGTCAATAGTATGCCATGCGTTTAGAGCTCTTAAAATACCTGATTTCGTCCTCTAAGTCCATAGAAGATTTAACAAATCCGCCGGTTCGGAAGTAGGCTAACGCCATGGATACGCAGTCAACCAGGTCATCATGGTCACCTTGAGGAAAACTGGCGACTTCTTCGACGACTTCGTCTGCCCAGCGCCGATTGGGTGCCCAGACACGGCCGGAATTGAACAAATCTGTCGTCATAGAAAGCCTTGCCACCTTGTCCCCGGTTTGGCGTGTCGGTGTAAATTCGGAGCACGGTATGCCCGCGCTGCGGAGCTCGTAAATTAATGGCGCACCACTAGCCTTCTTTTCGATTATTACCTTATCTGATTGATATTCCTCAACTTTTTCTTTCGCCAGCTGTTTTAGACGGGTAAAAATACACTTTTCCCGCACCATATCCAACATAATGATATTGGCTTGCGGCATCCCGGCATCGTCGTCCTTGTAGAACACACCCCAGGTGATTATCGCCGAATAATCGGCTCTCTGGTGCTTTTCAAACGCGGTATCCATGGTTTGCAGGACAAAATCAATAGCGGGGGGCTTGTCGTCCTCCCAACGCATCCAATCCGTGCGCTTTACTATCGCCGATTCATCCCCGGTTGGATTCTGCTGATACTGGGCGTTCCATTTGGGTACAGAAATGGCGTTTTTGGTCGCCAGAATTTCGTCCAGAGGCCAAAACTGAGGCCAGAGCGGGTTTCCGGAGGGTAAAATGGCCGGAAAACTGACATGTTTCCACTTCTCTGTAGCATTTAAAGCGGCATGATTGAGGATTTGCGCGGTTAAATCCCGCTTACTCCAGCGAGTCATAACGATAACTATCTTACCGCCGGGCTGAAGCCGCTGACGCGGGCCACTAGTGTACCAGTCATACACTTTATCGTAGATTTCAGGCGTGGTAATGGCCTGGAGGGCTTGCTGCTCGTCGTGTGGGTCATCTAACACGATAAGTCCGCCGCCAATTCCGGTACAACTGCCACTTACCCCAATCGCATAGTACGAGCCCCCGAAGTTAGTGTTCCAGCGCCCGGCGGCTTTGGAATCCGCTTGCAGGGCAACGGTCGGGAAAATCTCCCGATACTCCGGAGTGTCGATCATATTGCGCACACGGCGACCAAAACCAACCGCCAACTCCGCTGTTACCGAGCATTGTAGCACCTTATCATCCGGATATTTACCCAAATACCACGCCGGCAGGAGCACAGAGGCAAACTCTGATTTGGTCGAGCGCGGCGGCATATTGATAATGAGCCGATTGCTCTCACCCCGGTCGAGCATTTCAAATTCCGCCGCCATTCTAAAGTGGTGCCGGCCTTCTATGAAGGTGGGCCACATATGCTTTACAAACGCCAAAAAGGACTTGCGGCACAGCTCCTGATGACGCCGGCGTTTGAGCTCCTGGACCAACGCCTCCAGGCGCTCACGGTCGGATGGGCTTAGCGCCCCTAAGCTACTCGTCACCTGGGTGACCCTTCAACTCTTCATCCGTCAATTCGCCACGGGCTTCCCTTTCTAAAGACAACTGGCTCTGGACATCAGACAGCTCGCCTTCCAATATGCCTAAATCATAGCCGCGCAATAGCCTATGCAGCTCGTCTTCCAGCTCCGACGTCGGCCGCTCGGTGATGGACACCTCCAATTTGTTGGCAAACAGGCCGACTTCGGCGACTTTGCCCAGTAATTCGATGGACTTGAGTTTGACGGAGTCGGAGCTGGCCTTCTCGGCTAAATCAAACAGATTGTACAGCACGTAGTTGCGCATCTTATTAGTGGTCCCGAGTAGGGTGTAGTCATATTTTGTGAGCAGCGCTTCG